ACTAGCTGGTAAAGTCTTCCGTTAAAGAACGACGAAGTGCCTGCACGAGCGCCGATGTAGAGCGGGTAGTTACCGTAGTTTCCAGTGCCTTGGTCGGATGTACTGGTTGCTGCTTGTGCGCCGTTGACACGCAAAATGGCTTGGTCGCCGGAAATGTTACCAACACCTGAGATGACGTTAGTGATTGGAGCCGTGTAACTAGAAACTGATGCGGCAGATGCTGTAGAAGTTCCTCTGGAATAAAAGTCATATCTAGGAAATCCAGCCACTGCCGGTGCAAACATAGCAAAAGTTCCAGCATTACTTGCGTAATTAGAACTACTCTCTAGTACTGCGGAAGATACTGCATCACTTGACTTCCTAACCCCAGCACACACAAACATCTTGGCTGCATAAGAGAAGTCAATACTATTAGTCTGCAACCACTGATTTACACCATTGAAACTCAGATACTTTTTACCAAATTCATCTTGCTTGAGTATTGGAAAATTTGCTGAGTTACCGCTTGGGTTGAATGCATGGTTGCCCTTACCTGACTTATCAAGAATACGACCAACAGGTTGCTCAACAGCAGTAACAGGGATAGTTGCTGCTGCATCTTGGAATAACGTTGTGTTATCACTAGGATCGTACCAAACACCCTGAGTACTACCGTCTAGAAACAACGCACTAGGGGTGAAGATACTAGCCCATAAAGAACTTCTCGTAAATGGGATACCAATCCCTAGTCCGATATTCATACTAGTTCCTTAGTTGAAAGCAATGATGTTGCTAGCAGTTGTTAACGAATTGTTTACGCGCTTCAGGAAGAAAGGGCCGATTGTGGAACCAGCCAGTACGTTCTTGAAAGTACATACTGAGTTGTCTTGGTTAACTACACTTACATCGCCTGAACCACCGATATAAAGCTGGCGTACTTCTGCGGTAAAGTTAACTGAGTCGCTGGGGACGCAGGGGAATACACGGTATGAGGGGCTAGTATCTTGCGTAGACATTGTTGTTTCCTTTGTTTAATTAAACAGAAGCCAGCACGAAGCTGGCTGTATTTTTGTTAGTTACGCTGCATTTTCAGCGTTTAGATTTCCAGCACCAATAGTACCAAGTGCATCACCTTCACCAGAAGGTAATCCTTCTTGCATACCAGATCCTGACTTGCTAGTAAACCCACCCATCAGTTCTTTCTGAGGAGGTAGATCATCTGGTAGCTTATCAACCCCGATGCTTTCTCTGATCTTATTAAGCACGGCACGATCTACTTCACAACCTTGAACAGCAAGAATACGTTGAATACTCTTCGAGAACACATCAAGGCTTTCAGTTTGAGTGTTGTCAAAATCAAGTTTTCCCATGCGACTAGTATCCCAACCGTTGAGTTCATAGGTCTGCCTAATAAGTTCTTCGTTGATAACATCGCACAGTCTACGTAACATTGATTCTGCAGCGTTACCCGATAACGTGTTCTTAGATTCAGCTAGACTATAACTACCAGTGCTGCTCTGGCCCATTGTTAGAATGTCTGAGAACAAGCTAGTAAGAATAAGGTTCTTGTAGTATTCTTTAATCTTGCTAGTATCCATAGCCTTGCCACCGTTTAAGCTCAGTAGCTCTAGACTAAACATAGGCTGCTTGGTGTCTGGGTCAAATGTCTGAGGTAGAATCATTGCTGACTGCTGGTTCATCTGCATGTTGCGCATGACGTTCTCATAGTACGCCCGTATGGCTTGCTGTTGAGGTGATGCATCTGCTGCTAGGTATTGCGCTGGTAGCTTTAAGACTGGAAGGCCCGCCAGGTCTTTAGCTACACCATTGGCTTCAATCTCTTCGATAACAGTAAGGAATCTCCAAGCAAGATAAGCATCACGTAGCAGGGATTTACCGAAAGGATCACCTTTGTGCTTACCTGCTCTGAACAGCATAACCTTGCTGCGAGGCAGTACTACTTCCTTTACTGTTCTGCCAGAGAACTGATTGTAAGCATCAGAGATAGCTGACAGGTTTTGCTTTACACCTTGGATTTTATTACCATCAGCAGTGAAGATAAACTTCTCGATTGACTCTTGATTGCGGATAGGAAGTTTACGCCATCCGATAACACCGTCATCGTACTTAGAACCATTAGACTTAGTACGTCTGCGATAAACCTTCTCGTGTACTGAGAAGCCGTAGACGTTACAGCTTAGAGCATCTGAAATAAACTCAGACCAAGTTTGATCCTCTAGGTCAAGCATCATTTGATTGATGATCTTGGCTTGATTTAGTTCTTCTTCGGTAGCATCTAGTGGTGGCTTATATACCCAGTCTGCTTTTGAGACTAAGTTATCAAACAAGGTTAGCGCAGCATTGATGGTGCTGTGGTAAGTCATTTGCTTGTAAGTCTTGATTGAGTAAGGAAAGTTTAGTTCTTTCTTTAGCTCATCGTTGGTTACACCGTTGAAGATATTGAGACCAAGGTAAGCAGCTTCACCTAGTTTGAAACGTTCAGGGGTATCGTTATAAGCTTTGGTAACTTCCGTTTGTTCTGTTGTAGTTGTTTTATTAACTTTAGCTCGCATCTAGCAGGCTCCTTTAGTTTATGATACTTTGGTAAGATGGGAGGTTGAGAGAACCTACAGGGTTGCTGAAGATTGGGGAAGTTGCGCCTGAGCCTAGAAATGGATTAGAACCAGAGAAGTCAGGTAGTGTAAAATCAGGGATAACTACACCTTGGTTCAATGCTTCAACTGCAAGTGAGATACAGTCAGCAATATCGTCGTGACCGTTGTTCCTTTGTCCATTGAATCGTTCAAGTTCGTCGAACAGTTCTTCGTTCCACTCTGCTTTAACAACCTTAGTAAAACCTGCTTCAGCAATTGCAGAGAAAGGTAAGAATCGTTGTAGCTTTGATTTATTAGACCTAATAACCTTGCAATAAATCCCTAAATCAGCGAGTCGTTTCCTAATGTGATCTACGTATGCAAGACCTGCGCTGCCGGGATCAATGTTTAGAACAACTGTTGTACCTTGCGGATCATTAACTGCAGTAGCAATAATTAGCTCTTCAACCTTATGAGGGCGATCACGCAGTGAAACAATATCCTCAATAGTGTAATAACCTTGTTTATTCTTTGAAACTAACACACCTCTAGTCCAATCCGGATCGGGCTGTGCAGAAGCAACGCAACTGCTGGCAGTATCCCACGATCTTACTAATTTCCTGGGACTATCATCAGGAAATGGAACAATTTCGGAATGAGTTCTTAGGTAATATCCAGATTCCTCTTCTCTAGCTGTCCAGCTACCATCGAGATAAATCCTTCTTTTAATTTCAGGTAGTGCTAAAAGGTTAGAAAGATAATCAGAATTCGTACGAAGCAGCGGAATATTTTCTGTAACGTGTGCTCTGATACTACGGAATGAACGAGGAATACCCTTACCGTGAATTGATTCTGCTTCTTCTAGTGTATTATACCAAATAGGTTTGTTATTTTGTAATACGAAATATCGTTCTACGTTTGATTTCTCTTTTAATGGGACACCATCTGCACCTAGGTAGAAGTCCTTAATCCAGTGATAAACACCGTGATCATATTGTGGGTTAGTCGCCCAAAACATTTGTGGACGATAATCTACGTTTGCATTTCGCATTCTTCCAAGAAGAGGTAATACGAATTCATCAAACGGATCGAAAGTTACTACCTCATCAAAAATAATTACTGAATACTGTGCCAAGATTGTTCAGCAAGGTTCGTTATTCCTTACTCGCTAATTAAAGCAGCTTAATGTCACCATTAAGATCAGACTATATCATATCCCTTTAAGGACTCTCCCGTTTCGTGATACTTATCACTACGCTTTTCAGCTAGTCGTTGGGCGTTTATTGCATAAGCAAATTTAGCAACGGATTGTCTGCAAGCAGAGTTTCCCGTTTTAGAGAGATTGTTCGATAAGCATTTCTACTTAAAGGGGCACTAATTTACCCAAGTGATTCAGAACGTCAGTTTTGTGTTGCAAGTGACTAAACTTAACAACAGAGTTAGTAGATGGAATGTAGATTTCCATGTCTCTACTGCGAATCTTGCAATCAGGGAACATCTTCTTAAAGATTGCTACAGATTCCTGCCAGATTGACTGAGGTGCTCTTAGCTGCGTAGATGTTCTACGAAAACAAACAATAGTAGAGTTTCTCTTAGCAGCGAACTTAACCATATTTAATACAAGAGCATAACTTTTTCCAGCCCCTGCACTACCTGAGTACAACGTGATGGTGCTATTACTTTCCAAGAATTGCTCTTGTGGGACGCTTGCAGGCCCAATTCGCACTTGTTCTTTGTTATTTACTTTAGACATTTTATCCTTTAATAGATGAGCTGATTTCTCAGCCCACCATTGGTTTATTTAGTTATACAGTTAAAGACTTAAGTTCTGAGTCAAGTTCTGAAAGTAAATCAACTGAGTAACACTCAGTTTGACCACTGAATGTATGATACTCTGTCATTTTATTTTTATCTAAACGATGACTCTTATACTTAGCATGAAGTGCTTTCTCAAAAAGCATAGCTTCATATCCTTTATCAAAATATACAGAAGATACTTCTTCTATTTCGCAACCTTTTACTAAACCGTAACCATTTTTACGGAGTCTTAAGTTCTTAGCAAACCCTAGCTTCAGCCAAGAAAAATCTTCATAAGTTATTTTTAGCAAATAAACGAAACTAGGTTTCGTGTAATGACTGTCAGAGCAATTACCGCACAGGAAACTGCCGTCTGCTGCATGATCAACTCTTAGCTTCTTTTCACAACCACAAGGCAGTTTAAACAACTTGTAACGGTAGTCTTCAAGACTAGAAATAACCTCTAACCCTTGTTCTTTAAATAACTCAACGTACTCTTGTTCAACGCATTCTCGACAAACTACGTTTCCTTTGATTATCTGACTAGTTACAACAGTCTTTTCATGTCCACAATCTTTAAATCTGATCTTTCTGTTTGAAAGACCAACGTGTTCAATAAACTCGTAATCGTGTTTTTCGCAACTGTGTAAAACTAGTTCATTAAAGCACTGGATGCACTTCTCGTTCTTATTGTTTTTAATTGACTGTAGAAGCCGGTTAACTATGTGTCCGCAATC